TTCACTAACTGGCGGTGGTTGATTTGTAGCTCTTATAGAAGAAGCTGAAGATAACCCCTTACTAACAGGTGGTGGTTGATTTGTAGCTCTTATAGAAGAAGATGAAGATAACCCCTTACTAACAGGTGGTGGTTGATTTGTAGCTCTTATAGAAGAAGATGAAGAAGAAGAAGATGAAGAAGGAGTTCTATCGACTGGTGGTGGTTGATCTACTTTCCCTCTGGATCCTGCTCGAGGAAAAGACTGAGATTGTGTGCCCGAAATACCTGCAGAACTCTGAAAATTAGGGACACGTTGCATGTTTTTAGGTGGAGGGACGCCGTATGAAGGTTGGTATTTACCACTTGGCGGAAGAGCGCCTGTACCACTAGGAACAGCTTGTCTTCTAATTCTAGGACCGTTAGAGTCGCCTCCACCTAACGGCTGATATCCTCCTGAAAGTTGAGACATCTGACTTCTCTGTCTAGGGGTAAATGTTTGACCAGTAGAAGGTTCAGAAGCTGTAGTGTTTAATGGTATCCTACCGCTACCACGAGGAGCTGGTTGTAATCCGACTGTAGACGACTGATCCATTCTATTCAATCTACCTCTACCTAGCCCTTGTTGAGGTACAGCGTTTACATAAGCGTCGTCATTTTGAAAAATTTGCTTCCGCCTGGGCTGACCAGGCTGTGTTGTCGTTCTCGAGCTCGGCAACATGATTGTAGTATAACAGTGTTATGTTTTTATATCTCTATATTTTATAATAACGATTCATACTTAACTTAATTTAGAGAATTGTTCTAAAAAACACATACTACAATAATCGCTTTCACCAAACCAGCATCCCCTATCACACGACCATTGATTGCAGCTTTTACATAATATCATTTTATGATCTTTCTGGTTATAAACGTATTTTCCTTCTCTATGACCTATACTACCACAATTAGGACAAACTATTTTTGCTCTAGGAGATACTGTATCTGAAGAGAAAGATACCTTTTTTCTCTTACGAACTACCTTTGTATTTATTAAAATACTCTTCATGATAAAATGTGGAAAGGCCTGTATATTAGAGTGTCTATACTTATTTTTGTTATTGTATTATTTTCGCTGCTATATTACATCATATGTAGCGATAAATCGAATTGGCTTCGCAGAGATGAAGATTTAGGCTATTTTGAGTCACTATTTTTCACATTAAATACTATTACTACTGTTGGTAATAGTCCTTTCTCAGAATACACTGTGAAATGTCAAATGATTAGTATATTTTTGTATATAATAATGTTAGTAGGAATAGTAGAACTTATTTATAGTGCTTTAAGTACTGAAAACAAAACTTCTATTTATTGATCGAAAATGATATTATATGCGATTATGTTTATCTTTAAACACAATGTCTGATATAGTATATTATGGTAGCGTTAAGTGTTCGAAAGAAACAGCTACAGGAAAAGAATGTAGGAATAAAGCATATTGGTTGTCCTTCAACTCATATGTATGCGGTGTACATTCTAAATCAGATGAGGATAGGATAGCTTTGGCTAAGAATCCTAATGCTAAGGCAGATAAAGGCAAGGCATTAGCAGAAAGACAAATTTTAGTAGAAAAAGAAGCTAAAAGAAACAGAGAAAAGGGATATATAGGAAATGTGATATGTTCTAAGATAAGAATGATGAAAGAAGTAGAACACTTTGATGGATACTTGAAGGTATTTCCTAATTATAAACATCAGAATAGGATAGACGGATTTGGATGTATGTCTTTATCTCCTAAAGCTATGGGTCCTATCGACCATGGACAGAAAGGATTACCTATAGCTCTAAATTTAGAGAATATGTGGCAAGGTAGTAAGTGTTTTCCTCATGAGACTGGCGAAGATAACTATCCTGCTCCTGAGTTCTATGAGAGTAGGTTAGCTATGTATAACGATCCTGAACCTCATAGACACAAACTCTTTTTAGATGGTACACATGCTAAAGGTAATATTCCCAACTATAGTGTATGGATAGATAAGCATGGATATGAGACATTTCTTAAGTATAGAGAAGCTAGACAGATATATTGTCACTTCTACGAATTGATAGCTAAAGACAGTGAGGACTTTCTAAAGTTAAAGAATATGATAAACGAGGGTTATAACTTACAGATTTGTGGTTATGACGCTTATCCTGTAGAGAAGAGTCTAGATGATTGTTATAAAGACGTATCTAGACCATTCGGACATGAGCTGGTATTATATACTATGTTAATGGTGGAAGAAGAGGAATATCCTTGGAGGAAGTTTCAGACTATAACATTTTAGCTTACTTCTAAAAAAACGTATTAATTAATATGTTTCTACAGATTCTGAATTATTTGTTTAGACGCTTCGTCTACATCGCTCTCAATTATAAGTTGATATAAGTATTTCTTATTCTTCCAAGTTGGTCTCAATGTTACTTTTCTTCCTGATATTTTGATGTAACTCGAAGGTGCAGGTTCAGAATATAGTCCATCTGGTTCTGTCTTTGGTTTAGGAGAAAAATTATTAGTCATAGCATATTTTGGATACTTGTCTATGAGAATTCTAGGACAATTCTTATCTACTAAATTAGGCAGTGCGCAGAAAGGAGCCACTTGTAAACTAGTCCCCATCACTAGAACCATTAAATTCTACTATTTTTTCACCAGGAACACCTGCTTTTTGATATAATCCATCTACATTTTGTGTATATACACGTTTCAAAATTCCTTTATCGTTTAGTACTTTAGCCAGATAATGGCTTTTAGTAGGATTACAATTTATTACCATGTTTCTAAATTGTATTATTGAAGGATGACTCAAAATTTCATGTTTAGGTTTGCCAGATTCTAACAAACACCTTAATCCATTATTATTTGAACTTCTATAATCTGGTATACCTGCATTGGTAGAAACACCAGCTCCAGATAATATAATGACATTCTTTGGATTATGAAAATTCCAAAAATCGATAAGGTCTGAGCTATCCATTATGCTTTCTAAAGCTATGTATTAATTAATACATCATTTTTTTGATATTCTTTAATGTTCACACGACGAGAATTCTCTCTCATACACTTCTTTATTGAGTGTATCTACATAATATTTCCTCTGAAACATCAACTTCTCTCGATACATTTTAGCATCTTCTAACGACATAACATCATATTGCTCTGATACATGCGATGTTGATATAATCTCAATATCAGGATTGATTAGGAAAAATGCTATAATGGTTCTCAATCCAGGTCTAGTGATATCTTCCAACTCAAACTCTTTCACTCGATGTTGGAGAGTGTTAGGAAACACTACAGATGCCCCTTCGTTGGCTCGAATTAATCCTAGATATCTATTCATTACTCCATCGTGGTGATTTTCTACGCCGTAGTGAATTTTGGTATAATGTGTATCATTTTGTGGGTATTCTAACTCTTCCTCGTTGATGATTGTAGGCTTCCTAAATTCTAAGAAGCTAGGAGTAATATTATCCACTTCGAGATAGTGAAGACCAGTGGCTACAATATGCTCATATGGCATACCCTCAATATGCCAAGAACCACCTTTGTATGTAGGCTTATCTTTAAGCAGATGAACGGAGCCTACCTTGACTATAACCTGACATTGCTTATCTCTGAGAGACTTATCTAGAACTTTCTCAAAGTGTGGAACGAATGAAGATAACAACTGTTCAAATAGGGGTATATACTCTTTACGATGTAAATTGTTAATGTAAGAATCAAACACTACACCTCCATCCTTATCAATAGATATATCAGATGGTAACCACTGATAACGTTTCGATTCTTCCACAGACTCAGATGTCTCCACAGACTCAGATGTCTCCACAGACTCAGATGTCTCCACAGACTCAGATGTCTCCACAGACTCAGATGTCTCCACAGACTCAGATGTCTCCACAGACTCAGATGTCTCCACAACATCTGATACTCCTTTAACATAACAGTACAATGATGGATGAATGATATCTCGAACTTGGTTATCTGACCAGGGATGCCAGTCGACAGGATCTTCCTTTCTCATAGTATCAACCATACATTTAAGTTTATTAGTCAGTCCTTTGGTTATATGATTCTTCTCTAGATATACAATGTACTTATCTAGTTCTGAATCGGGACTCTTGCACCCACAGACTAAATGTTCACATCTGTCTGGTTCATTATCGAAGAAGATTTCCTCAAATTCTTCATCAGTCATAGGACCTTCGTCTTTCTCGAGTTCCTTACGATGTTCTGCTAAACATTCATCGCATAAAACTTTACTGTCTTCCCATTTACATTTAGGATTATGATAACTACCTTGAGCTGTAGCCCTTAACATACCAATAACAGTCCAGAAGTAACCAGAATCGAAATTGTCATCTTTTAGTAACAATTCAGACAACCATTGACTGACAATCTTGTCATCAAAAACTTTCTGATACCAGTCTTTCTTATATGTGATCCTCCGGACAAGATCCCAATAAAAATCATTATTATCAGCCATGTTTGTTTCTAAATGTATAGTATTTGGATTAAAACTTATTATATACAATGTCAAATTTTAAATAATAGTTTTAAGCAGCCTTATAAAATTGATATTGTATTAATCTAGTTTAGTAGTAATTGGAACTGTTGTATTATCGTAACAATGAATACGTATTCGTTTATCCACTATAAGCAGGATGGATATCATATCCCCGATAGTACCATCTTAGAACGAGATAGACATATTCTATCAAACTTACATGATAGTAATGTTATCTCATATGAAGATTCAGAATACTTCAATGATCTCTTTTTTACCAGATGGAGCACGTTCAGATGTAGGCCTGTAGTGGATAGTGAAGGTGTAACCAGTCATATGTCGCCGCGATCAGAAGATTATACATTATCAGATATTTATGTAATTCGATGCTAAGAATATATTAATTAATATATTGTATATAAAATAGAATTAAACATGGGAAATATTCAAGCCGTAAATATGTCTCATTCTAGGCCTACATCAGAGACGCCTGTTCAACCTGTAGTTACCACTACGCCTATCGGAAACGTTTCATACAATAAAGCCCTACATGTAGGCATCAATTATGAAGGAACTTCACATGAACTTAGAGGTTGTATAAATGATACCATCACAATATCAGAGTTAACTAAGAATGATGTTACTAGTAACAGAAGACTATTTTTAACTGATAACACTAAATACAAACCTGATATCAAAAATATTCAACAAGCGTTCAAGTGGTTGAGATGTCGCAAATGTGACAATAGCGGGTTATGGACATGTCCTCATAACTATAATCA